ACCCCGCCCCGTGCCGCAATGGCCGAAGCTAACACCTCCTGCAATCGGTCTCGCCCGTCTCCGGTTACGGCGATTCGGGGGGCCGCCGGGCGTTTCGTTCGGACAAGCTCCAGTCCGGCCCGTCGAACGTCCCAGCCCTCCTCAATCGCTTTGGCGCACAGTTCGGGGTGTTCTTCCCCGAAAAGGGACCGGATCGCCGCAATCCGGGCGGCCTCCGCGGCCTGATCGGCGGCCCCGGAAGAGGCCGCTTGCCCGGAATCGCCCTGGGCCTGAACGGTCTTTTCGTCTGTCTTGGGAGGCTCATTAGGCGAAGTAGCACTCCCAGCGCCTTGCTCAGGCCGGCCCTTCGCTTCAAGGGTCTTTTCTTGCGTTTGTTTGTCCTGTTCCATCGTTCGACTCTCCTTTTGTGGGTAAAAGTTAGCTGTTACCTGTACGCTGGTCGCCCCGTCGGCTCCCAGGTCCACGAAACTGATTTCCCCTAGCGTGGCCTTTCGAACCACGTTGACCGGCCCGCTGAACTGCCGACCGTTCACGGATACCGTTTGGTCCTTCTTGACAAACTCGTATTCCTCGACCTGCGCTCCGATCGACGCCTGCCAAGGGAATCCGTTCTTCGCACTGGCCACGATTTCACGGGCGATTTCCGTATTGCGAGAGACAACTCCCGTGGCTACCAATTGCCCGTTCTCGACACGGATCGAATCCGTATGGCCAACGCCGCTTGCCATATCATGGCCGAACCGGATCGGCCGGTTTTGCGATGGGATGGCCAGCCCGGCCAAGTCCACGATGACCGGGTAACTCCATCCGAAAACCCGCATCGGCCCGCCCGTATAGGCCACCATCGTGAACCGCGGCAACTTCGGCTTGCCGTCTTGGCTCTCTTCGGCGGCCTCAATCTTAATCGCTTCGCATACCAGGTTCAGGTGTGCTTGCGTTCGCATTCTGGCTTGACGTTCGCACACAGCCCGGCGTTGGGCCGCGTCGGGGAATTCTTCGACCATCGTGGCATCGCCCATACACCGCTCAATGAACTCATCATGCGATTCCTTCGGCTTACGCTGCGGTAGCGGCATTGGTGATCTCCTCCTCTTCGTCTTCTTGTTCGGATGCGGGACTCGGCAGGACCTTGGGGTCCAGGCCCAGCTCGCGCATCAAGGCTAGTTCCTTGGCCCGCTGGCGCAGGGCCTCTTCCCAATCGCGGCCTTGGCGGGCGTATTCGTAGGCCAAGGTCGTGGTGTGGCTGGCCAAGCGTGTGGCCTGCGCCGCAGCCTCCTTGGCCGGATCGACATGCTCCTGCCCGTCCCAGAACCACTGATGCGACCATTCCGCCATCGGCCCTACGTCTTCCGGCCAAAACTCCTGGATAAACACCGCCTCATCCAGCCATGCGGTCAAGATGCGATCCAAAACCACAGTCTCCAAATGTGCCTGTTCGACCCGGAGGCTCTTGTAGTAGGTCTGGTGGTCCAGCCGACCGGAGGCATAGTTGTAGCCCGAAGAATTCCCGGCGGCCACGTTGAACGGCATATTCAAACAGCGGGCGATCTCGTTGAGGATTTCCCGTTTGAACTCGGCGTAGGTCGTACTGGGCTGCTCGGCCTGAAGCTGGCTCATCTTCCAGCCGCCGGGCATGGTAATCAGCGCCCGCTGCTCCAACTCGATCGGCTCGAACGGTTCGGCGGCTTCCGCCTCGCCGCCCGGCGGGGCGTCCGTGTAAAGGATGCCGGCGAAGTCGGCCGCCGTCTCGGCGGCGGCGATCACGGCCAGCGTAAATCGCCGAAGCTGGGCGAAAAGCGGCAAGGCCGGCATGATGTCCGGAATGCCCCGAACCTGACCCGGACGGTCCATGCGGAACCAGTGGATCATCGCCTCGGCAGGAATGCGGTCGTATTGCGTGGCCAGCGTCCACGCCCCATCGCCCGGATGGTCCCGAAGCACGTGGTACTCGACCGGGTTGCCGTTGGAATCGAAGACGATCCCGTCCACCGCATTGGAATCCAGTGGATTCAAGCCCGGCGTTGCGACCTGATCGGCCTCGACGAGGCGCAAATCCAGCTTCACAGGGGTCGGCAGCCGAGGGTTGCTGGTCAGGATGGCAAAGGCTTCGCCGTCCTGCGCCCGGGCCATGCGCATCGTGCGGAGCTTTTCGGCCAGCCCCACCGCCTTGGCCCACCGGGAAAACGCCTGCTCGATCCGGCGATTCGCTTCGGCGCTCGGCGTGAGCATTTGCAGGCGCGGGCCGGTGCCGATCGTGTCGTTGGCCAGCGTCAGCACGATCCCGCGGGCATAGCTGTTGTTGGCTACCTCGTACCGGGCGCGGTTGCGGAGGATTCGCCGGACCTCGGGACTATTGGCCGCTCGAGCCGATAGCCCATCCGCGGCCGCCCAATGCCGTCGATTGTCCTCGGTAGTCGCCGCTGCATCGTAGCGGGCCTTGATCACCCGCCGGGAACGCAAACGAGCGGTAAAAGCGGCCTTCCTTGGCCATAAGCGACGCATCCAATGGAACAAAACCAACAACTCCCAACCTATCCGACGCCGGGGGGCACAAGCTTGTTGAACCTCAACCCGCGCTTGGTCTTGCCGGCCGCCTCCTTGCTGGCTAGGTAGCGGTCCGCTGCGATCTGCTCGGAGAGCGAATGCTGCTCGACCGTACCTGCATCGCCCGCTACCTTGGCCGGTCCCTCGGCGTTCTTGCGAATGGCGTCTTCCAGACTTTCCGACATCGAAGTGTGCTCCAGTTCCCCCATGTTACTTTTATTATATATGGATTTTTTTTTGCTCTATCTAAAATTTCCGCAAAAATTCAAAAAAAGTACTACATATAGCAAAAAAGTACTACATATAGTAATCGGACCCTACCATTCGAAGGGGTAACTCATAGGTCACCATGCGGTATTCGCAATGTCTGCAAACCTTGCGACGGCGAATGCGGCCGTTCGGCAAAGGCTCCGTCCGCGTCGTGTGAAAATGACAGCACCCGCACCGGGGGCAGACTATGCCACGCTCTGGTTTAGGAGTTTGTGGGCTACGACTTGGGTTCGAAGATTCATTCATCGGCTTCGCCTCCTTCGCTGAAGCTCCGCAAAACTGATTCGCCGACGATCTTTGACAGGTTCGGTAGCCATTCCAGGCAGAGCGACCCCCTGCATGGAGGCGGCCACCGCACAGCCCACCAGGCAATCCAGCCAATGGTTATCCGTGCGTTCCGGCCGCTGCTTCCACTCGTCCACGGTCCTGCCCCGGCCTTCGGTTTTGACGCGGTATTCGGAGGTGATATGCTCGGCGAAAAGCCGGTGTTCGAGCGGCCGGTCGCCAAAGAGCGATAGACACCCCCGCTCCCCCATTGCGGTGGACAGGCGGGCATATACGAACGATTTCCAGAAATTGGTGTCATAGACGCAATAGCGCACCGCCCGGCGGCCCTGGACGGTCGGAATCCGCCAGTTCAGGCCGATCCGGTCGCCGGGTTTTCGCTGGTAGTCGTTCAGCGGCCGGCTCGCCGCCCCGATGAACCGCCCGTGGCTGGGCATGACCACGGCCGCATGGGCCGATTGCCGGCAGAACTGATAGACGACATCGGTCGATTGCCCCCAGTTGGCGTCGATCAGGCACCGCTCGATCCGCAAGAGGGCCCCATCGTCTCTGTGGAACTCGCGGCCCAGGTAGTCGGCCGTGAGTTTTTCCAGCCCGGCATAGATCGCCCCCTCTACGCCGCCCGCTTTGGTGACGGCGGCCAGCGTAGGCCGGGCGTCCCGGAGCGTAAAATACGGCCGGTGTTGCTTGGGATAGGTCCCATAGTCGATCACGTAGCCTGTAAAATCGTCTTCCCAGGCCGCCACCACATAAAACAGCAGGTTCTGCTGCACGTCGATGAACATCGTCAGGCGGTTGCACCCGATCGGCACCTCGCCCCGACGCAGACGGTTGAGCTTGGCCGCCACGGCGTCGGCGGAGAGGTCTTCCTCTTTGGCAGAAGTTTCTGGGAGAGGCTCATTCTGATATTCGGCCCAAAAGGCCCGCTCGTCCTGGAGCTTTAGGTTCATGGCGTGTTGCACGGCCGATAGCTCGTCGTGGTTGTAGCGCTCGGGCCAAGCTACCACGGCCCCTTCATCCATCGCCTCGCGATTCTTCCGATAAAACTCGGTCGCATCCTT